CTACCCCCCCACCCCCCTACCCCCCCTCTAAGGAATCTATTATTAAAAACACGGGGGTCACGGGGTCGTTAGACACCGCACCGAAACGGAACTAGTTTAGGGATTTTCAGAAACACCTATCAACTAGACACTTACAAATTATGGCATCACAGATTGAAATTGCGGTAGCGTTGGGGCTAACGAAAGGGCGAGTTTCGCAACTCGTAAAGGAGGGTATGCCAACGGAAAGCGTGGAGGCGGCTCGTGCTTGGAGGGAAGCACGCAAACAGCATAATGAGAGAGAGGGGCATATCTCGCAACCTGTGCAACCTTTGGTGCTGGGAGACTTGGATACTATTTTACAGTCGGTGACGGGGGATACGGGCAACTCAGAGATGGATGAGAGAATAAGAAATCAGGTAGAGTTGTGTCGGCTGACTAGGGAAGTGTTCTTGCAGGCGTTGACGAGCGGCGACCCTTCGCAGGGGAAGTTGTATGGAAACTATGATAGGGCGATTGGCACGCTGTTGTCGCTGGAGAAGGTGCGGTTCAATCGTGAGCAGGAGGAGGGGAGGTTGATTAGTGCTGATGCGGCGGCGGCTAGGTTCAGCAAGGTGCTAGGGCAACTACGCTCCCTCATTGATAGAGCCGAGTTAACGGTAGCCCCGCAGGCCAATCCTGAGAATCCGCCCAAGGCGTTGAAGGCTTTTAGAGAGTTTAAGGAAGATTTGTTCCGCAAGATTTCGGAGTATAACCCAGAGGTAAGGGATGGTTCACCCTTGATAGGGGATGATGAACTTGGGATTAGTCCGCCAGAGCCACCGAACGCTGAGCACTTTGATAAGATAGGGGGCATCGGGGAATTGACGGATGAGAGTCTAGGGGAGATAGAAGGAGAGGAGGAAGGCTCGTGACGCCCGCCCAAAAGGAATTAATTGGCGACAAGTTAGAAGCCAGATTGCGTAAAGTCTTCCGACCTGACGATGGCGGAGACATTGTGGCTTGGTTACAGGCCAACATTCGCCAGATACCATTCTCCCCTATGCCTTCTGGGTTCCGTGTGCGTGAGACGCCTTGGCTGGCAGAGCCTTTGAGGGCGTGTGCCGACCCAGAGTTAAGACTGGTTCAGGTTATTGCCCCGATTCAGTCGGGCAAGTCGCTGATGGCTGAGATGTTGTCGTGCTACATTATTGCCCGCCAACCAGCCCCTACGCTTTACTTGAATGACACGGACGCTAATGCGGCGGACTGGATGCAGACTCGCTTGCGAGTGCTGTGGGAGAATGTCCCGCCAGTTTTGGCGAAGTTGCAGAAGGACGAGACGGATAAAAAGTCTGGGACAATTCAAACAGACGATATGACGCTTTGGTGTCTGGGGGCTTTTAACGAAAAGAACCTGCAACGCCGCTCGATTCGCTGGCTGGTGGGTGACGAGACTTGGTTGTGGCCCAAGGGGCATATGGCAGAGGCTACGGCCCGTGTAACATCGTTCGGTTGGCTGGGTAAGAGAATCTTTATGTCGCAGGGTTCGTTCCAAGGGGACGATACGCACGAGTGCTGGTTGACCACGGATATGCGGGTGTGGAGTTTTGCGTGCGTGGAGTGCGGAATGAAACAGCCGTTTAAATGGGAGCAGGTCAAGATACCCGAAGATGCTGTCGGGAAGGACGGGGAGTGGGACTTCCAAGCGGTGCGTGCCAAGACGACCTACGAGTGCGAGTGCTGTAAGCACCGTTATGCGGACACGAGAACGAACAGGGATATAATGAATGAGCGTGGCTCGTATGTGCCGACTAATCCTAATGCGGACAAGACGCAGGTTGGTTATCAATGGAACGCATTGTGTGCTCGCTCGTGGGGAGGGCAGGCGGAGATGTATATCCGAGCGAAGACGATGTTGGACGGGAATGGGGACTCAAAGCCGCTACAGATTTGGAAGCAAAAACAGATGGCGGATTTTTGGACAGACGCCCCCGATGCGTTTGACGGAACTGCGGCAATTGGAGAATATAAAATGGGGGAGGACTGGGAGACGGAAGCACGCATAGACCCTGCAACAAAGAAGGTTCACAGCGACAAGGTTAGGGAGAAGCAAATCAGAACTAGATTTATGACAGTCGATGTGCAGAGACAGGGATTCTTTTGCTTGGTGCGTAGTTGGGCCGAGGGCGGTGACAGCCGCCTTGTGCGGTGGCGTTATGTGCAGACTTGGGAGGATGTAGCAGACTTGGCAAAGGCCACGGATGTAATCCCAGCCTTTGTGTATGTTGACTGCGGCGACCAATTCGATGATGTCATTCGCCAATGCGGCATCAACAAGTGGACAGCCCTCCGTGGTGACCAACGCTACGACTTTGTGTGGCGTGTGCAGACGGCACAAGGGATGAAGAATGTAGCCAAGGTCTACGCACCCGCTAGATTGGTCAATGTGGGCACAGGAGCGGTCAGGGTGCACCACTACTCCAACTTGGCCCTCAAAGACCAACTGAGCCGTCTCAGGAGGTCAGGAAAGCACTCTTGCTCCATCGACTCAGGGCAGGACTACTTTGACCAGATGGAATCTGAGGTGAGAACCAAGAATATGGCTGGCAAGCCAGAGTGGAAGCGTATCGGCAAGCGAGCGAATCACCTATGGGATTGTGAGGTGATGCAGTTTGTGCCAGCGATGGCGTTTGGATTATTGGCTCAGCCTGTATTAGCGGCGGTGACGCCTGCTGAAACCGATTTAAAACAGGAAAAAGATTCCGAGAAAAAGGAATAGTTCTGTAAGTCGTTGTCTATCAACGAAATATAGTTAAAGATTTTGCTATCTTTTACTGAACGGATGTGCTATACTTCTGGAGTAGGGTTAATCACCCTCTTGTTCTTTGAAGTCTAGCACGAAACCGCTACCGTAAGTCCCGAAACCGCTCAGACGGGGGGCTGTGAACCACGACCTTCGGGTTGTGAGCGAAAAGCCAAAGTGCCAGACGGAAAACTCAGGGTGTCCTAACGGACGGAGTATCTGAGGCGTGGGGGTGCGGTAACGCATCCCACCTAACTGAAGCAACCGCCTCCTCCCAAACCAACCCTGTTCTATTTATGCCGTGAGCGAGATTGACCTCGCCTGTGCAATCCCTCCGAGTGAGGGAGTCAGGTAACCAAACCTGAATCACGGCTCCACTTTCAGTTCTTTGACATTACACGGTTAAGTCGCCTCTATAGAATGGAGGACTTCGTAATCCTTGGGAGTAAGTGAACGAGCAACCCGACCGATGACCCAGATGGGGAAAGGCAGGGGAGTTGAGTCACTACGGGCAAAGTGATGCAGACCAAAAATGTATGCTACAAAAACACGAGCCGCAGAGCGAGCCAAGGGAATACGGAGAGTGGCAATCCCCAGCGAGGGAAAATCGGTCAAGTGCCGAGCAAATAAGTCCACGGGCGATGTGTCGGGTGCGAATATGGGGATAGCCCAGAAGCACCAGATAACTGTGTAGTGTCTCTCTCTTTTCGTTCATTGAAATCGCTTTTCGGTAAACTGGCAATCTCGCCAGAGCCGAGGAACCCAACAACACTAAGACACAATATGTCGCTCAACTGGAACCATAGTAAAGTCCCGAAGAAACATCGCATCTACAATGCGGTAAACAGCAAAGGCGTGGTCACGGAGGTTATGCACCCCAAGATGGAGAAGATGATTTGGCTCACGATGCTTCTGCGTATGTCCTACACGGGCGATGCAAAGGCAAAGGCCGAAGTCAAAAAGCGTGTCTCCTACCTGCGGGAAACGAAACTCTCTGGCCCGATTTGGCTAGACGATGCGGTGCTGGCACGAGATGGGCACGACCATTGGAAGGGGGTCGTCAAAGTCCGTGAAGACCAATACGAATACTACATCAGCGAAGAAGATGTTGATACCTACTGGGGGTTGTCTACAAACAACAACTACGGTGACTCCTTCACGAAGTGGAAAGCCTTGGTCGATAAGGAAGTCAAGTATCGTAAGGAACGGGGAATGGTGTAAGAGCGTGAGGGGAAAAAACTAACCCTCACTTTTGTTGTTGACTCCATACCCAAGCGGTTCATTATCACTTTTAGTTCTTTTACATTCGATTTCAAGGCCGCAAGGCCACTTACGGCTCTGCTACTCGATGGTCGAGTTCTGCCCCCGCTGTATCATCAAAACGAAGCCTGCTACGGTTGCAACCTAGCAGAGGGAGTCCGATGACTGTAACCTGTTAAACGGGTTTTAACTGAAAGGAGGCTTATAACCCTCTGGGGCACTTCAACGAAAAACTTGGTGGATACACCGAGAAATAGTTGTCGCAAGTTGCAGGTTCAATTCCTGCCAGAGTCTGCTGATTTTGTAGGTCGCAAGACCGAACAACGAGGCGTTAGTGCACGCCTACAACGCCTAGCCCCACAGGGGGCGGGCGAGAGACTATCAGGCTCGTAAGACGAAATCGAAAACTTTATGGGCGAAGATTCGGGTTAACAGCCCGATGCCAACCGCAACACCGAGCGTTCCTCGCAAGAGGTATTGGGCACGAGGTAGAATGGGTATCAATTGTATCCCCACAAGCCTTCACAGTAAGTGCCGAAAATCTTTTAATTAAGATAGCCGCCCACCCTTTCAGTTCTTTTGACAATCTTGGTTGTTCGCCAGCCCCCTAGTGGGGTGCTCAGGGAGCGTTTATCCAAAAGATAAACTTGGCGTAATTCGTCAGCCGAATCGGACTAATTACCCGACAAGCGATGCCTCGTGCACGAGACAGACGAACAAACGGGGTCAGTTCCCGTAGCAACCACCACTTTATGTTCTTTTGACATTCTAACACCACGCAAACCGCCTGCACAGCCTCGCAAGAGGGGATGGTTACCAATCATCGGCATCTGAAAAGTGCCGCAAGCAGAACGGACTAGCCCTGTCTACACAGGGAGTATTCTTGCACCGTAGATTAGCCTGCCTTTTCCGCAGGACGGACGGAGTGTGGTGAGCGAAACTGCAAGGTCTGGTCGCCAGCAATCGCCCCGTGTCCAAAGCGGGGAGGGATGCCAGCGGAGATACTGACCCCAAGACGCACAGGCAGACAGCGGGGAATGGGCAAGGCCGAGAGGCCCCAAACTCCAAAAGCCTGTGAGACACGCTAACCAGTCCAGCGTAGGGCATACCCTACAACTCTTATACGGAGACGACAAAGGGAAATCCGAGAACGGCTTTTCGCCAGTAAGGAGGGAACGAGTAATCAGTTGGCTGGTGGTTAGCGTAATAACTTTATGGAGGGTGTAGCGTCTCAACGGGGTGGCAACCGTTGGGGGTCGGGACGACTTCCGACTAACGGTAACGCAGAAGCGGGGGAACCTTGGGATAGTCTCCAAGATGGGGTCGCCCCCTTATCCCGCTGATTGCAGGTTCAACTCCTGTCACCAACCACTTTTACTTTACGGGGAGGTAGCGTGGCTTCTGAAAAGAAGGAAGCCAATCGGGAAGCCGACTTAAAAATCGGATAGCCGATACAACTGGTCAAACGCAGAGGCACAGAACACTACGGAGTTGCTACCGTAAGAGCCGTGTGGATTGTGGGTTCAAGTCCCACCCTCTCCTCTATTTTCAAACGCAACGGTGATGAATGGGTATTCCGCTGGCAAGTGGTTTAAAGACCACGGTGGTTCGCAAGAACTGTCGGGTGAAATCCCAAGGTGGCAGGTTCGACTCCTGCATCACCACCAATTTAAGGCTTGGCTGACGAAAGGAGAGGGCTGGGAAACCACCCTCCCGCATCAAGCGGCTCCTACGGGACGCCGTTACTTGGGACAAATGGGGTCGTCCAGCAAGCCCCTCTTTCAGTTGACAGATTACCAAACTCAAACCAAACTACAACAATGCCTACTAGAAACGGCTCCAATTCCCTCCAGTCCGAGGCTGGCGACAACATCCGTTCTTATGCCGCCCGTAAGGAAGCGGAGGCTCGTGCACTTCTTGCCGAAGCCGAGGGGTTAAAGGTTTCTGCGGCCCAGCGGGACAAGGATGATGATGCCAAGGAGTCCAAGCGTGTTGCTGACCTTGGTCGTGCCCTCACCAAGGCTCCTAAGCCAGATGAAGTTAAGGCTATGATTGATAGGGTGCTTGACGATGGTGCGAACAAACTGATTCTTGGAAAAACTGATTGGCAAGTTAAAAGATTCAATGGGGTAGCCTACCTCTCTGACGAAGAAGAAAGAACGGCGAAGGCCGCTTCCAAGGCTGGTCTTGCTGTTCTGAAACTTTATTTCCCGTCAAAGGAGTATTCAAACGACAGCGACAAGTTCAAATTGTTTTCTAATGGAGGATTCTACAGCGACAATCCCGCCAAGCCGACATATGGGGCATTTGGTAAACTGATTGAAAAAATCAAAGAGGCTCCAGAGGAAATTAAAAACGCCGCCAGAGCGTATCTTGCTGGCGAATTAGTTAAGTTCTCTCAAAGCGAAGCCGTGAAGCAGTCCCAAATACCTCACGGCGGCTTTAAGCGTGGTGATAGAGATGGGTATTCTCTTCAGACCCAGCGTGATTATCACTCTGATAAGAGAAGCATCGTCAGAAGTTTCCTCAGAGACATTGGTTGACCCAACCGTTGACAACCAGCCAGTCTCACTATGGCGGTTCTAGGCATCTTTGTCGGCTTCCCTCGTGAGGACATTGAGAAGGCACGCAAAATTGCTTTTGACCTCCTGACAGAAGGCAAAACGATTATGTCGTATGGGGATGGCTCTACTAATGCCTCCAAAAGTTTTGCGATGCCCCCAGCCCAGATGCTTCAGGAGGCAAATTATGCCCTCCAGAGGCTGGACGGGCAGAGAACAAGAGGTCTTTACACGAACTATAACCGTCTCGTAGATAGATAAGAATGGCATCCGAACAACCACGACCCAAGCCTACAACAGGCGGGCCTAACTTTTTGGATAGAGTCCGTATCGGACTGTCCAACCTCCTCAAGCCAAAGGCTTATCAGGGGGCTTTTGAGTCTACCCGATACTCAGTCCACCGCACCCGTGTAGACGCCCCTCAGCCTGACGACTTTAAGCGTGAGTTGCAGGACTCAACACGCAGAGAGATGGTTCGCTTGTCCCGCTGGCTGGAAAAGAACAATGGGCTATACAAGCAGATGATTAAGGATATAAGTATTTACGCCGTGGGAGACGGAATTACCCTTCAGGCCGTAGGCGGAGACTTTGAGTGGCAGACAATAATTGAAGCGGAATGGGAGCAGGAGTGCGAAAGCCCAGAAGTGTCTGGCAGATTTTCGATGTTAGAATCGCAGAAGATTATTTGCGAAGCCTTAGACCGAGACGGAGAAATCTTCCTGATTAAAATCAAGAAGAACGGTCAGCCAAAGTTCCAAATCATCGAAACGCACAGAGTCGAGACTCCACCTAATATGTTGGGGCAGAACGACATAGCGGACGGTATTAAGTTCAGCAGAATAGGCCAACCCTTGGCTTACTATGTAAAGCAGGCAAATGGGGAATACAGCACTATCCCCGCCAACTCGATGATGCACATCTTTGAGGCCGAATACGCCTCTCAGAGCCGTTCATACCCGCCCCACCAGCACGCCGTCAATAACTTGAGAGACGAAATGGACTTGCTGGCGATGGAGAAGGTCGCAGTCAAGGACAACGCCCGCACGAGTCGCATCCTGAAGGTCGAAGACACAAAGATGGATAATGGGGACTTGGGCTTGGGTCAGCCCCTTGGCGAAGGCAACTCTACCACCAATCCTACAGACCCCGACACGCTTAATCGTGTGCTTGGCGGCGTCACCGCAGTTTTACAAAACAACGAATCCCTAGTTTCCTATGTCTCCGCTCGTCCCTCGTCCGCTTTTACGGGCTTTATCGACCACTTACGCAGAGATAGTATTATGGGGTCACTCCCCTATGAGTTTGTGGCTGACCCAACTCGTGCTGGGGGGAGTGCCGTTAGGCTGGTAGTTGCCAAGGCGGGCAGATATGTGTCGGCCCGTCAGAACATCTTAATCCATCGCTTCCTTAAGGATTACTTTAAGTTCTGGGCTGGTATGAAAATCCAGCGAGGCGATGTTCCCTCTGCCAAGAACTGGTGGAAGACGGAATGGGTCTGCCCACGCTCCGTTACTGTTGATGCAGGCAGAGATGCCGCCAACGAAAGAGCCGACTTGGATATGGGACGACTTCCCCCCTCTGACGACTTCCAAGCCCGTGGTTTACAGTTTGAGAAGACTATCCGCAAGACGGCTAGAGACTTTGCCTACATTAAGCGTGTCTGCGAGGAGACTGGCATCGCTCAGGACAACATCTGGCGTAAGTCCCCTGTCGGTGGTGGTGCAGGCGGTCAGGGAGGCCCGCAGGGTGCTCAGGGTGCCCAGCCGCAAATCCCGCAGGGTGCCGTTGGCTTTGTGGTTCCTGACGAGAATGGGCAACCGCAGATTGTGCCGATTGACGCTACGAACGCCGAGCCAGCCGCTGAAATCCAGAACGCTCTGGATAACCACGACCCCGAACTCCAAAAGCCGAACATTCCTGACGGTATGGCACCACTCCCAGAAATGGGTTCTGGCGTTGACAACATCCCAAAACAGAACGCTGGGCTTTCGAGAAGCCGAGAACAACCCTATAACCGATGATTAGAAGCGACTTAACTTATGCGATGGCGGCTGGAAAGCCGATGCTTATCGACCCCCTTAAAGTTAAGTCCTTCTTGGCGAACGCCAATCTGATTTTAAGTAATCCAGATTTGGCTTATATGCTTTCTCAGTATTCCTCGCCAGAGAAGTATGAGAGCAAGGCTAGGGATGTGAAAAAGCCTCGTGCTGATTTTGACGAACCTGAAACAGACACAGAGCCGTCTGCCGACTCGCCTTCTTCAGTTTCAAAGGACTGTTCCCCCTATATTCGTGACGGAATCGGGATTATTCCCGTGTATGGGGTCATAGGGAAGGGGCTTTCGACCCTTGAAAAGATGCTTGGTTGTGCCGATGTTGATGTAATCGCCAGAGCACTTAACGACTGGGAAGACCGTGAGGATGTGTATGAGGTCTTGTTCCATATCGACTCAGGTGGCGGTTCAACAACTGGCCTTGAGGAACTGGCTAAGAAGATTCGCAATTACTCCAAGCCGACAATTTCCTTCTCCGAGTCCGATTGCGGGTCAGCCGCTTTTTGGATTGGCTCTCAATGTAAGCGATTTGTTGTAACGCCCTCAGCGTCCGTAGGGGCGTGCGGCGTGTATATTACGCTGAATGACACAAGCGAGAAACTTGCCAAGGCTGGCGAGAAGGTCGTGGTCATAAAGTCAGGAAAATATAAGGCGGCTGGGGTGGAAGGAACGGTGCTCTCCGAAGAGCAAACCGCTAACCTTCAAGAAGAAGTGGACGAATTGCACAATCGGTTTATCCGAGATGTTGTCTCTGTCCGCACCTTTGCACAACTGGATGACCTCCAAGGTCAGTCCTTTTACGGCGACCAAGCCGCTGTCCGTGGACTGGCTACGGGCGTTATGGACTCCTTTGAGGACATTATTAAAGACATTAAGAGCACAAGACGCTTTGCTCACACGACTGTGCTCCCTCAGATGTATGGGACACAGCCGACTAATAACCCTATTTCCCTGAACTACCAACCCTACATTGGTTGACAATCTTTCATTTACACAAATAACTCTCTATGAGCCAGAACAAGACTACGGAAGAAAAACTGAAGGATGCTGTCGAAGCGTCCAAACTCACCCTCGCTCTTAACGAGCAGGTTACCGCCCTTGCCCTTGAAAAGGAAGGTCTTATTCACCGACTCGCCGCCGTTGAGCACGCTATTGCCTCCCCTCGTGCCGAGTCCCTCGCACAGAATGATGAGGTTGTCGCTCTCCTGAAGGCTCAAGCCTCCGCCATCGCTGAACTCCAAGCGAAGGTGGTTCACTCTGCTACGCTCGCCGCCAAGGCCGACCTGAAGCAGTATATCGAACGCAAGAATGAGGAAGGCGAAGAAGGCAACACCCCTGCCGAGAAGATTAACGACTCTGGCAAGGGCGACGATGAAGCCTGTGGCCCGATGAAGGGCAAGAAGGGCAAGAAGGCTGAAATGCCTGAGTTCATCAAGGAAAAGATTGAAGAAAAGGAAGAAGAAAAGACTGAAGCCGAAGACTGCGAGCCAATGAGGAAGGGCAAGAAGGCGTCCAAGACCAAGGCTTCTGACGAATACTCCGATTTCGGTGACCTCTCCGATGAAGAAGTCCGTATGATTAAGGAATACCGCCAGCAAGAAGAAGGCGACACTTACGCCAAGAGCGGCAAGTCCAAGAAGGCCGACTCTGACCTCTCCAGCCCTACGGTTGAAGACTCCAAGAACTTTAAGAAGGAACTCCCTCAGGACGGCCTCGACCCTGAGAAGAACAATGTCAACGAAGACAACACCACCTCTCCGAAGATTGCCAAGAAGGCCAAGATGAAGGGCGAAACGGATGTTGAAGAAATCATCGAATCGCCCGATATGCAGAACAAGGAAGACAATGAGGGCGGCGAAGAAGCCGTCCACGAAGACACCCTCTCGACTCCTGAAAAGGGTGCCAAGAAGTCCAAGGCCAAGGCTGAAAACTCCATCGGTGGCGTGAACAAGCACGAGGTTGTCCGCACCAAGCAGGAAGTTGAAGAAGAAGGCGAAGGCTCGTTCCTCAACAAGAAGAAGGACGCCAAGCAGGCCAATGAGGTTTCCCACGATGCCGTTATCGAAGAAGCCGTCCAGAAACTTGCCGCTATCGCTCAGGCGAAGGTTAAGGCTGAACAGGAAAATGTCTCGATGCGTGATATGCTTGCCCTTGAAACCAAGGCCAAGACTGAAGCCCTTGCCTCCGTTGAGGCCCTCCACAAGAAGTTTGAAGCCCTGATGGGTAAGGTTAACCAGATTGAAGCCTCTGACCGTAGCCTTGAAACTAAGGCCGCTAAGATTGTCTCTGCACAGGGTGTCGAACCCCTCGCCTCTGGCCCTGAGAACGAAGTTAAGGCGAAGACTGACGCCGACTTCCTTGCTGAGTTTGAATCCATCAGCGACAAGCGTGAACAAAACAAGTTCTTCAATGCTAACCGTATCGCCATCGAGCGTGCGGCCTTCAGCAATATGAAGAAGCGTTCGTAATCCCGCTTACACTAAATAACACAATGGCTACAAGAGGTGGTTCAGTTCCTGTTTCGGCTAACGAAGAGATGCCCCCTCAGGCTCGTGCCACGGTTGCCACGGCTGAGCGTGCGGGTGGTGCCTCAGTCGGTGAGGCTATCGGTGCTATCAAGAACGCTGGCGGAGGCCAATTGAAGGTCAAGGCTAACGATGCTACTGGAATGGGTGTCCTTAAGACGATGCTTCCTTCCAACTTCCTGCAAGACGAGAAGGGTAATGTCGCTCTCTTCAACCCAGAAAATCAGTTTAAGATTTTCAACACGGAAGGCAAAGAAATCAAGGTAGGCAACACTATCACGGTGATGGTTACCGAGAATGGTATCGCCATCAAAAATGTCGATTCGATGGGTCGCTTTATGCCGCCTAAGACCAAGGCTGAAATCAGCCCCGACCTCGCTCTGGCTATCAACGAGCAGTTCGTTAACTCAAAAGTCCCAATGAGTTCTAAGTTTGTCCCTGAGGGAACGCTTCCTAGCCTTACTGGCTCTGCGAGCAACTACTTCACCGTTGCTGGCTCCGCTGACCAGAAGCCTGATAAAGCCTCCGTTGCTCTTCGCAAGAAGGCTCGTGAATTGGGCATCGAGGGAATCGCCAACGACTAAGGTTGACATAAATCAATTGCTACAAGTTCACACTTTTTAACCCCTAACTTAACCCTAAATATATATGCCTAACTCCCTCGGTGGTATTAACCTCCAAGTAATCGCCCAAGATTCTCTGACGACTCTTCTCGCTCAGTTCCCTCTTGTCAATCGTTTCACAACTGACTTCGGTGGAGACATTCTCCAGCGTGGTGAGTCCGTGACCACCCGTATCGCCTCTGGTGTGTCCGCTACGGACATCGCCGCCGCTGGTTATGCGACCTCCGCTGTCACCTCCACCGCTAAGGTCGTTACGCTGAATAAGCATAAGGGCTTCGTGATGGGCTTCCAAGACGGTGAAGTTGCCAAGGGCGGTTACGATGTTCTTCGCCGCACCTTTATCCGTCCTGCCGCTCACGCTGTCGTGAAGGCTGTTATGGATGAAGTCTTCGCCCTCGTTGACGCCACCAACTTCCCTTCGACTGGCTACTCTGGCACCGTTGCCGCCTTCGATGCTGATGCTGTTGCCGACATTTCTCAGGCTCTGACTGATGCCAATGTCCCGATGGCTAACCGCTCCCTTATCCTCAAGCCTGCTCTCTACACGAGCCTTGCTAAGGATAACTCGATTCAGGCTCAGTATGCTTCTGGCACCAACGCTCCCCTCACGGAGAACCTCCTGCCTCGCATCCACGGCTTTGAAGTTAACCAGTATTCGGCTCTTCCTGCCACTATCACAAACTTGAAGGGCATCGCTGTCTCTCCTGAGGCGATTCTTATCGCCGCTCGTCTGCCTGCTACCCCGACCAACTGGTATGGTAATGTCGCCACAGCCACCGATGCGGAATCGGGTCTGTCGATTCAGGTTCGTGAGTGGTATGAAGGCACGACTGGTGAGCAGAAACTCTCTATGTCGATTCTCTTCGGTGTTCAGGTCGGTAACCCCGCCTGCCTCGCCAAGATTATCGCCTCGTAATCCAAGCGGCTCAGCCGCAACAACAGCCCCCTTCATCGGGGGCTTTTTTGTGCCCATTCGTCCATCAGTTGACAATCATCCACAAGACAATCCCCTAACTTCCTATGGCTTATCCTAAGTATTCTATCCTTATCACAGTTGACCCCTCGACTGATGCCACCGTTGTCACTCAATACACCTCCAAGGTGACCGCCAAGGCCGCTCAGGCTACTGGCCTTGCCGCTGGTCTTAACACCTTCCTCTACCTTGAGCCTGCTGTTACTCGCTCCATCGTGGCCTCTAGGGCTAGCGGTTCTTGGACTGACGCTTACGGTGTTGCTCGTGTCGTTCCGACTGGAGTCGCTGTCTAATTAAGAGTTGCACGCTGACTTTCATACGACACACTCTCTTATCTATGTCCACCCAGAAGTTCTCCATCGTAGTCGAAGTTCGTAACGGCAAAGCCGTTGCCACAGGTTTCAACAAGCAGGATGCGAATGAGGCTTTGGCCTTGTTCAACAAACTGCGTGACGAAGCCAAGGAAGCCTACCTGTTCCAGCACCCTGTCGCTGACAAGCGTTCCAAGAGTGCGGAGCAGATTACGGCTACCCGTGGTAACAGAGATGAAATGACGGCTAGCGTTGTCGTTGAAGAAGCAAAGCCCGTTGCCAAGGACGCCAAGAAGCCTGTCGCCAAGAATAAGATTGAAGGCGTTTCGGCTAATGTTGACGCTATGGACATTCAATAATTCCCTATGTTCACACATCTACTCGCCCTCATTATCGGTTTTGTTGCTGGAGCACTCGTGTTCCGTAACAATGCTAAAAAGGCTGAGGCTATCGTCCAAAAGACGGAAGCCGCTGTCGATAAGGCTGGCCTTGCAGTTAAGTCTTTCAAGAAGTAATCCTCGGATTGCTGGTTGACTGAAAACAAGGGGTGCCCTCAAAAGCACCTCTTTTTATTGCCAAAATGCCTACGAGGTCGCCATCAGCAGGTTCACTTAAAACTGATTTTAAAATAGTCAGCGATAGGCAGGGCATAGAGTCGAGCAGGGAATATGGGGAGGCTAAGGTCGGAGCCGTAAAGTTCTTGAAGCGTGCGATGCTGTCTTCCCCAGAAGAGCGTAACGCCGTTGCCGCCAAGACGGTGGCGTTTGCCAACGCCCTTAAACCGTATCTGAGCGGGGAATACAAAATAGGAACCCAGTCTGTGCCCGCCGAAGTCAGGCAAAAGATTGCCGATACATTCCGTGAACTGCCAGCAGAGGTGCAGAAGTTCTTGTCCATCCCCAACACCCCCATTAGCAACCTCTACCGTGGTGCCTACAAGGCTCCTAGTGTCTCGACCAAGGGGGAAGCGGTGGTATCCTTCACCAACTCGCTTACAACGGCCTACAACTTCAAGGGGACGGGGGTATTAAAGGGAAAGGGGGAAGATGGGCTACTTTACCGTGGAAGTGATTTACAATCGCACACAGGAATTATAAACATAGACTCCCTCAAGGAACTACGAGAGGCTGGTTTACGAACAATGCTCCCAATCCCGATAGAGTTCAACGAGGGGGAGCACATCGTCCTAGGGGCTAAGTGGAAGCCAGAGGTGGATACGCCTGAGTGGAAGCAACTTGCCAGTAAGAGATGGGCTGAGGGTTGACGATTGTCCATATCCGATGGCCTCTATTTGGGACGAGTTAACAAAAGACGGCCCCGACTTTCTTGGCACCTTTGGTCGCCCGATTAAGTTCAGGGGTAAGGATATGACCGCCCTTATTGGTCGTGCCCCAGAGATGCAGGACTTGACCAGCGGTGGTTTTATCTACTCCTCCCAGTTCTCTGTTCGTCTGTTTGCACCGAATGGGTCAGACCTCCAAAAAGACATTCCAAAGGCGGGCGAAAAGATGGTTGTGTGGAATAAGAACTACACAATTACGGGCGTCACCGCCCGTTACCCTGACCCGTGGATTGACGCCTTCGTAGAACCTACAGCAACTGGATGAGCGTTAAGGTTAATGTTACGAGCAACTTTCCCCAGATTGCGGGACAGTTGGAGAGCGTTTCTAAAGACATTGAAACAAAATACCCTATTTATGTTCGTCAATGTGCCTCAAACATTTGCCACGAACTGCTGAGGCGTTCTTATCCCGCAGTTGGCAATAAGCCAGAGTCCCTGACAGGGGGGACGGATGGGGCTATCAAGCAGGGCGAGGCCAACATCAGAAAAGATGTTAACCAAATGTTTGGTGTTATATCCGACCTGCGTGTAGGCGACATTTTGATGGCTGGCAAAGGCGAATTGCTTTCAAACTTAAATAACCCGATAGAGTGGCGTTCGGATGTGCTTAAGTTGGCTTGGGAAAACGGAAATTACAAAGAACTTTTTGAAGCCTTTAAAACGGCAGGCTGGCAAGCGGGAGAAATTAACTACGCCGAGGCACCCACAGTTAAGTTACAGGCAACAATGCGTAACCCGCAGACTGGCATCCTCAAGAAACCAGTAAAGAAGGTTTATGTTAAGTCACGAGAACAGATAGAGTCATTCATCCAAGAGCGGATGAAGGCTGTCGGCAAAATGTCTGGTGGCTGGGTTCAATGCCTAAGGGCCTTGGGCCGTAGTCCGAGCAACAATATGAACGGCAACGGCGAAGGGGCAGTAGACTTCTACGGTAGCGGCTCGACCTACGGGGTTGTGGCTACAAATAAGTATGGGGACTTT